CAGCAAAACAATAACCTAGCGTAATAGGAGGCTAGTATGGCAGGTCCAGTACAAGCATTTAATCATGCACAAGGAAGTGCTGCGGCTGTTGTTGGCCCATCACGTTCACGCATTCGGCAAATTGTAATTTATGCGGCTGCGGCAGGAGCTTTTACAATTAAAGATGGAAGCGGTACGGGTGATACGTTGCTTACGCAAACCTTTCCAACAGGTTTGCATCACTTAAATATTCCAGATGATGGAATACTTGCCACAAGTGGTGCATATGTTAGTGCGTTTACAGGAAGTAGTAACCAACTGACTATCTTCCTGTCTTAAAGGTGCAACATGGCTCGTAAAAGAGACAAAATGCCTGCAAGAAATAAAAAAAATTTCCGCCCCACAAAAAAAGGGGCGGGAATGACCAAAGCAGGTGTTGCTGCTTACAGGCGAAAAAACCCAGGATCTAAGTTAAAAACAGCGGTAACTGGTAAAGTAAAGCCTGGAAGTAAAGCTGCAAAGAGGCGTAAGTCATTTTGCGCTCGTTCCGCAGGTCAAATGAAGAAGTTTCCAAAAGCTGCAAAAAATCCTAACTCAAGATTAAGACAAGCCAGAAAAAGGTGGAAATGTTAATGAAACAAATAATTATAACTGTTGTTTCAGCATTTATCATTGCCATTGGTGGAATTGGTTACACTTGGGCAAATTGGGTTACTAAAACTCTTATTGCAGTAGATAAAAGAACAGAGGTTATGGCCTCTGAAATTAGCTTTATTAAAGGACATATGGAGAGAAATTATGGCAATGTCGAGGGCACAAATGCGACAACAAGTTTCCAAGCCACCTTCAAAGAATAAAATGCCAAAAGGCTTAACTTACTACAGAAAAGGTGGGAAAGCCTCTGCAAAATCAAAAGGTAGTAAGATTTGTCCAGAGGGAAAAGCGTGGGCAAAAAGAACGTTTGATACTTATCCTTCAGCGTATGCAAACCTAGCAGCATCTAAATATTGTAAAGATCCTAATTATGCTAAAAAATCCAAAGGCGGTAAGCGAAAGGGTAGATAATGGGTGCGCTTAAAAAATGGGTTAAACAGAAATGGGTAAGGATAGGAACTGATGGTGAAATCAAAGGTCCGTGCGGCACTTCAAAAGATAAAAAGAACCCTGACAGATGTCTTCCGTTGGCTAAAGCACGTTCTCTTTCTAAAAAAGATAGAGCTGCGACTGCAAAGAAAAAGAAAAAAGCAGGAGCAAAAGGCAAAACAGTTGTCAAAAACACCAAAAAAGCAGAAGTCAAATTCGCAAAAAAAGGCGGTGAAATCAAACAAACAAAAGCCAAAAGGCCGTTCAAGGGGAAGGCCAAAAAAGGTACAGCCGTAGCTAGAGGTTGCGGTGCAATTATGGCAAATCGGCGTAAGCGCACAAAGGGTGCGGTGACACAATCTTGAAAGGAGAGAACTTATGGCGATGAAAAAAAAGGGCTATCGTAGCGGTGGCAAAGTAAAAACAAAAGGCTATCGAGGTGGTGGCAAAGTAAAAAAAATGATGAAGGGTGGTGCCGCAGGCGGTAAAAAGCCCGTGATGATGAAAAAAGGTGGTAAAGCAGGCGGTGCAAAAAAAATGACCGTAGCACAACTTCGCGCTGCTGCTAAAAAAATGGGATACAAAGTAACTAAAGCATAATGCCATATTTACATAGCAATATACCCTATTTTAAAGCATGGGTTCGCCGTGAATACACTCATAACCATGAACAGTATCACGGCGAATTTTTACATGCTATGGTTGTTGGCGTTACATCAATGCCAAACAGGTGTCTTAGCTTTCAGGTTATCTTTACTGGTAGTGAAGCTGAAGGTGAAGAAGAGGACACAGTACACGGTGGAGCAATGTGGGCTAGAATGCCTATAACCGCGTTAGTTGCCGATATTCCCTTAGATGAATGGCCTGAACCTATGGAAACTTATGATGCACAGCCTTGGGATTGTGCTTCGTATAATCATGCAGTGTATGTCATAGATCGTGCTACCCCATGCCCTTGGTTGGCAAAGGTAGATGGAGAAATGCATCCTGCTAAATACCTTTTTACAGTTGATTATGCAGAGAGCGAGATAGCAGACGATCCTGCACAACATAAACAAAGTCATGTTTTACAACTACTGGACGCGGGAGAATGGACAGGTAATATCGTGGCTTTACCAAATAACAGAGTAAGAGTAACGCATCCTGCATGGTTTGCTGTGGGAGAGGGTGCGCCCGATTTTAAACCTTCACAACATATACACTATTCAAAAAGTGATTTAGACTATACATTAGACGTAAATCGCATTTTTGATAATCTTTATAACGAGGAATAAAAAATGGCTGTATCAGGATCAACAGACTTTGAATTAGATGTAGCTGAGTATGTAGAAGAAGCCTTTGAGCGTTGCGGTTTAGAGGCTCGTACAGGCTATGACCTGAAAACAGCCAAAAGATCTCTTAATCTGATGCTTGCTGATTGGGCAAATCGTGGTCTTAATCAGTGGACTATAAAGCAAAGAACTCAAGCATTAACAGAGTCTGATGGTCAATATGACATGTTAACAGACGTTATTGATGTTTTATCTGTTGTCGTGAGAAGAAGTGGCACAGATTACTCAATGGATAGGATTAGCAGGGATACATACCTTGCTATTCCTACAAAAACTACAACAGGAAGACCAACACAGTTTTTTTTAGATAGACAATTAACGCCAAATCTAAAAATATGGCCTTTGCCAGAAAATAGTACAGATATTTTGGTTTATGACTGTTTAACAAGAATAGATGATGCTGATGCTCAAGTTAATACAATGGATATACCGTTTAGATTTTACCCATGTTTATCAGCAGGTTTAGCTTATTATATTGCTTTGAAACGTGCTCCAGAACGTGTGCAGATGTTAAAAGCGGTATATGAAGAAGAAATGAGAAGGGCGATTGATGAAGATAGAGATCGTGCTTCTTTTCAAATCACACCAAGTTTAGGAAACTATCGTATTGTCTAAATTTGCAACAGGAAAACATGCTTTTGGCATATCAGACCGATCTGGATTCAGATATCGGTTAAAAGATATGCGTAAAGAATGGAATGGCTTACTTGTTGGCAAGGACGAGTGGGAAGAAAAACACCCACAATTACAACCACTTAGAGTCGTTCCTGACCCACAAGCTTTAAGAAATCCAAGGCCAGAACAAGATTTAACTGAACAAAGAGACATACAATACGGTTACGATCCTGTTGGATTTAGAGATATTCCAGGGATAACCCCTGCAAATAATCTTGTTGCAGACGGAGAAGTAGGAACTGTAACAATAACCACGTCAGACTCGGGTAATGATGATATTACACCGTCTGGAATTGTTGCAAACGCTCTTATGGGATCTGTTACTATAAGCACAACAGGAGATGCAGACGTTACAGTTAATCCCACAGGATCTGCGGGAACTTCAGCCGTAGGCTCCCCAACAGTAACAGGAGATACTGTCTATACTGTCACTGTCGCTAACCCTGGATCAGGGAACAAATACTATATTGATGGTGTTTTACAACCTACACTTAGCTTGTCTGAAGGTAGCACGTATGTCTTCAATTGGTCAGCAGCTACAGGCCATCCTCTTCGTTTTTCAACCACATCGGATGGAACGCATGGTGGTGGATCGGAATACACAACAGGAGTGACAATTAATACAGGAGCGTATACATCTACAATTACAGTAGCTGTTGGTGCGCCGACCTTGTACTACTATTGTCAATACCACTCAGGCATGGGAGGTCAGATTAACACGACATGAGTTTTACATACTTAGAATTAAAAAATGCTATAAAAGCATACGCAGAATATGAAGAAACTAGCTTTGTAAATAACATACCATTATTTATTCGCTTGTCAGAAGAACGTATTCTTAAAAATGTACAACTTAGTTTGTTTCGTAAAAATGCAACGGCACAAACAAGTGCTTCTGTGCAATACATAAAAGTTCCTTCTGATTTCTTAGCACCTTTTTCTATGAGCATGACAGGAACTGATGGAGACAAGTTTTTTCTAGATTTTAAAGATCCTAGTTTTCTTCAACAATATACACCAGATCCGACCACAACAGGATCTCCTAGATATTATTGCGTGTTTGATGTTGATAATTTTCTATTGGCACCTACCCCAAATGCCGCGTTCACCGCAGAACTTCATTATTTTTATAGACCGCAAAGCATTACAGAATTATCTGATAGTTCAACAACATGGCTAAGTGAAAATGCTGAAATGGCTCTATTATACGGCGCAATGATAGAAGCGTATATTTACATGAAAGGGGATCAGGACATGATGGCAATGTATAATAAACGCTTTGAAGAATCGATTGTTGGTATTAAGATGCTTGGCGAAGCAAAAGAAACCACAGATGAATATAGAACGGGAAAAGTTATTAGGGCTAAACAATAATGTTCAAGATAGACGTAAGCGTTCCTCAAGAGGAATCATTAGTACAAATAAATACAACTGATAACAGGGGGCTGACCCCTGATGAATTATCCGAACAGTGTGTACAGAAAATCATATCTGTATCGGATTCAGCGCATCCAGTAATAAGGGATCAGGCTAATGCCTTCTCTAAGCATCTGGAGAAACTGGTGGCCTACTATATGAGACAAGCTATTCACAGTGACCGTACAACTGTGTATAATGCCCTCAAGGACGCAGGTCATCCTGAACTAGCCGAGCTTATAAGGAGAATGTAAAATGGCATTTAGCGGCAACTTTATGTGCACATCATTCAAACAAGAATTGATGACTGCAACACACAACTTTACCAACTCAAGTGGTAATACTTTTAAACTAGCTTTGTATACTAACAGTGCTTCATTCGATGCATCAACTACAGCGTACACTACTTCTAACGAGGTGAGTGCATCTGGGACGTATTCTGCGGGTGGTGGTACTCTTACAAACGTAACACCTACAACGTCAGGGACTACAGCTTTGACTGACTTTGCAGATCTAACCTTTACGTCTGCAACAATCACGGCTCGTGGCGCATTGATTTATAACGATAGTGCATCAGGAGATCCAAGTGTGGTCGTTCTTGATTTTGGTTCTGATAAATCATCAACCTCTGGGGACTTTCAGATTGTGTTCCCAACGGCTGACGCAAGTAACGCAATTATTCGTATTGCTTAACAACTAAGTTTGGAGTGCCGCTATGGTAAAACTGGTCAATCGTGCCAAGATGACAACCGCCACTACGGGTACTGGCACAATCACTTTGGGTTCAGCGGTTGACGGTTTCCAGACTTTTACCGCAGCAGGTGTAGCCGATGGAGATACAGTCAGGTACTGTATAGAAGACGGCACAAGTAGCTTTGAGCTTGGTTCAGGTGTATATACTGCTTCAGGGACAACTCTCACCAGGGTTGTCTCTGAAAGTAGCAACAGTGATAATGCGATAAATTTATCTGGAGATGCTATTGTATTTATTACAGCGATAGCTGCGGATATACAGCCTACAACTTTTACTACTACAGTTTTTACTGCGACAGCTAACCAGACAACCTTTACGGTGTCATACACTGTGGGCTTTGTAGAAGTATTTTTAAATGGATCTAAACTTTCGGCAGCAGATTTCACTGCCACAAACGGTACTTCGATAGTCCTTGCCTCTGGTGCAGCGGTAGGTGACACTCTTGATGTTGTTGCATATGCCACACAAACTGTAGCGAATGTTTACACACAAACTCAATCCGATGCTCGATACCTACAGCTTACAGGCGGAACGCTGACAGGAGATCTTACTGGTACAACAAGTACGTTTAGTGGTGATATAACGATTGCCGACAAGATTGTTCACAGTGGCGATACAAACACAGCGATACGTTTTCCTGCGGTTGATACGGTTACTGTAGAGACAGATGGTTCAGAACGCATGCGCATCGACAGCAGCGGTAACGTGGGCATTGGGACGAGTTCGCCTAGT